GGGATTTTGCGTGTTCCAGATTTTATTGAACCCCGCTTGCTTGAGTAAACGGTCAGATACATACTCGATGTAATCCGACATCTTTTCAGAGTTCATACCGATCAAACTGCATGGTAACGCTTCGATAATGAAACTCTTTTCAATCTCGACCGCTTCGCGTACAATCTGTTGGATAACCTTTTCGGATGGTTTATTCTTCAACATTTTAAATAGCTCGAGAGCGAACTCGAGATGAAGTCCTTCGTCACGACTGATAAGTTCGTTACTGAAACACAGACCTGGCATGAGACCACGCTTTTTCAGCCAGAAAATAGCACAGAAACTACCCGAGAAAAATATACCTTCCACGCACGCAAAGGCGAGTAGACGTTCGGCAAACGGTCTATCCGTGTCAAACCACTTCAGCGCCCAATCTGCCTTCCTTTTGATGGGATCGATTGTCGTTATAGCATCAAATAAATGTTTCTTTTCCGAACTGTCTCGAATATACTTATCAATCAATTTACTGTACGTTTCTCCGTGAACCATTTCATTATGAACCTGGTACGCATAAAACGACCGAGCTTCAGTGTATTGTACCTCGTCAGCAAAATTATTATTGATGTTTTCAAAAACAATGCCATCGGAACCGGCGAAAAATGCGAGAATGTACTTAACAAAGTGTCTCTCGTTATCACTTAATTTCTTCCAGTCATCCATGTCAGCACTCACATCAACTTCCTCTGCCGTCCAGTTCGACATTTGAGCCTTTTTATAGAGGGACCATAAATTGTCATGTTCTATGGGAAACACCGTGAACCTGTTCATTGTAGGTAGAAGCATCGGCTCCGATTCATCGATATACTCCTGGAATGCGAAGTAATCTCCGATACACTTGTTATTCACCTTTACCTGTGGATATACCACGGCACCTGGTCCGCATTGTTTTTTTAGTTCATCTTTATCGACAATAATTTTTGTATACTCGAGATTCAAATCCTTACACATAGTTTCTGCGTATGTACAGTATTTACAATCCAACTTCGAAAAAATTTCGATTCCCATCACGTGTGTTATATCCGTACAATATTTTTGTGCTAAATCTTTATACAGAAATGTTTGAATTTTCTGAAATTCAGCCTGGAGATCTCATACGGGTTCTCGTGGATTTCGACGATATAGACGATGACGCATATGCTATCGTAGAAGAACACTGTGATGATTACCTGATCGTTAAATACTATTCGGAGACAACCTGTACATACAAGGGTGCGGAAGTGTATACATTGGATCAAGAGACGAATATACTCCGAGAAGAGAGTATAAGCGAACATTTTCCAGGAAAGGATACCGTTTTTATTTGTGTCAGTGAAGTAGACAGAATGTATGTGATTGAGAGTGAACAAGAAACTGATATAGAGAGCGTTGTGTTCAGTGGAGGTGAAGATACTGGGAGTGACGCAGACAGTTTCGTCGTATCCGATAGTGAATTCGAAGGGCGTTTACAGTTACCCCCCGACGCCGCAGTCCTGGATCGTGAGTGGAACGCATGGGTTCCCAGGAGTCCAGGCTCTTCACGTTTCAAAGAGACTGTCGATAGAATTGAAGAGCGGGCGCGAGTGCAGATGGATGACATAAATTTTTAACCTAAGTGCGTGGGATTTGGGTAAAAAAAACGGACTCGGAATATAATGGACCCTCAAACACTGGCTGCTATATGGTCTCATTTAGACCACATGAAGATAAAACCAACACTAAGGCCGGTGGATAATAGATTTTGCATTGAATGCAATAACTACAAAACATTAACAAGAGAAGGAATGGTATGTACCGCATGTGGGATTGTCGATTCTGTTTATATCGATGATACCGCTGAATGGACGAGTGGTATATCCGACGACGGGCGAGTTTCCGATCCGTCGCGGTGTGTTGTACCCTCGTCAAACCCCGACTTATTTTCCGATGCGTGGGGGAAAGGGACTGTCATATCCACTAAGCATACATCAAGTTACGAAACGAAACGAATGGCTAAGATTAATTTTCACAGTTCTATGAATCACCGAGATCGTTCACTGTTCCACGCCTACAAAGATATCGACGAGGCGTGCGTCAACATTCCCGACGGTGTACTGAAGGATGCGAAAACGCTTTATAAAAAATTTAACGAAGGTAAACTGACGAGAGGGGCTGTGCGGTCGGGTATCAAGGCTAACTGCGTTTTATACGCGTGTAGACTGGCACAAATTCCTCGGACGACGAAAGAAATTGCCGAAATGTTCGGTATACAATGTAAAGATATTAGTCGCACGACTGGTATATTCACTGGAATTATAAAAGATGAAAAGACTGAAAAGAATTACATAACAAAACCATTTAATGTAATGTCGAGATTATTAAACACGTTTGATATTTCCCGAGAGGAACGTCTGAAATGTAATCAAATGTGTTCGAAACTCGAAGATTGTGTGGATCTGATGAGTAAATCACCTAATAGTGTAGCCACTGCCGTGATTTTTATGGTGATGAACAAAACACTATCGAAAGCTGATATATGTGAAAAATGTAATGTATCTGTCCCGACACTCAATAAGATTGTTGTGATAGTGAAGCGTCACTTAGAGGATAACGTGTAATAGAATATATATGGTTAAACTATTTTTAAGCACACCGTGTTACGGTGGGCTATGTTTAGAAAAATACATGAAGAGTATTATACAACTTCAAATACTTCTCATTCGCGAAGGTGTACAACTCATGATCGATACGACCGAAAACGAAAGTCTCGTACACCGCGCTAGGAATGTCTCAATCGGTCGGTTTATGCAGAAAACCGATGCCGATTTTTTTATGTTTATTGATGCGGATGTGGAATTTGACCCGGCTTCAGTTCTCCGCCTATTGCGATCTGGACACGACATTTCCGTTGCCTGTTACCCTAAGAAAGTCGTGATGTGGGATCAGGCTCGTACAGCCGTAGAAAATGGTGATACACGAGATATGAGTTTAGTGTCATCTAGTCTGGTCGCTAATATAGGAGCTTCTAAGAGATCGGTCATAGATGGGTTTGTCGAAGTATTGGATGGACCGACCGGTTTTATGATGATTTCTCGAAATGCACTCGAACGGATGCATGAACAGTATGGACCTACACTAACATGTAAAAATGACCACCAAAATCGCGACTTTGATGAATATTGTGCCATTTTCGATTGTATGATAGATCCAGAATCTAAGCGGTATCTATCAGAAGATTATGCGTTTTGTCGGAGATGGCAACAAATGGGTGGGAAGATATTCGCCGATATCAACACGACATTAGGACATGTAGGTAACCTACCATTTCACGGGTGTCTAAATGATAGGCTTAAGGCTTAGAATTTATATATTACAAACATGAAGATCGTCGCACTTGTTGTTACACGTAGTGGTTCGTGTCATGTAAAGACCATGCACACTATTCTGCGATATAACATAAAATGTTTACAAAACTCGGGTGTTCAGAGTGAAATCGCATTCGTCAATGATGACCCTTATGATAAGTCTGAATCCATCGGAAAGTTTATCAAAACACATGATCGTATATTCTTTATTGACTTTGGGGTTCATTTGGATGATAACGCGTTATCTATTATCTTTGCCCAAAATGATAAATTTGGCATTGTTGTTTTCCCGAGTGTCAACCCTGGTATAGATTGGGGTATGTTCAAAGACAAGATCAACAGTGGATCGAAAGAACCCACGAATCAGATGGGGTTAACGTTCGATACTGATGTATCGTCGTGTATAGAAGAAGATTTTTACAATGTGAAATCTACATACGCGAAAACGTGGGTGATGATGTGTAAATCTACTCTCCGAAATATAAAGTGTAAACGTACAGGTAATTATAAAATCCATCCTAAGTTGAGAACTATGTTCACGAAATTTAAAGAAAATAGTGTGAAAATCGTGGCGTATACGGCTGCGAAGACCCTAGTCACACATCAACACGAGTGTGTCGGTAATATCCTAAATTCTGCGGGTATTAAAGCTAATTAAAGATTATATTTAAAACATACGTATAATGCAACGTCTATCTGTAAATCGAGAAGACCCTCTTTACAAATATGCGATTTCCTATATGGAACATTCGTGGGGTACAACGGGTAAAAATATATTTCCGGGAAGCCAACCGGTATCTGTCGAGTATCGTCATTTTGATACATTGAGATCCAATCCATATGTTGTGTGCGAAAAAACTGATGGTGTACGTTTTATGATGCTGGCATTTACATTTGATAACAAAAAACGATGTGTGTTTATCAATCGCGCACTCGAGATGTTTTTGTGCCCACTTAATTTCAGAAAACCTATATACGAAGGAACTATATTGGAGGGTGAACTTTATGGCGAGACATTCATGATATACGACATTTTAATTGAATGCGGGAAAGTTGTCGGTCAACTTGATTTCATATCGAGATTAAAGTGTATAGAAAACGTGAAAAAAATGCTTACAATCCTTAAATACGACCCCATCAAGCTTGTGATCAAGACGTTTCACCTCATGTCAGATTATAAGCAGTTTAAGGATGAATATTTACCGACAGTTTCACAGGATATCGATGGTCTTATTTTCACACCTATAAACGATACAGTAAAAACGGGTACTCACGAAACAATGTTTAAATGGAAACCTCGCGACAAGAATACAATTGATTTCCAGATTAAGTTGCGAGGTGATATATGGAAGATGTATATACAGGAAAGGGGTAAGTTGATATTTGAATCAGAAATACCCGTGGAACAAGTACCTGCATACGCAAGGGACTGGATGGAAGAGGATGCTATTATCGAGTGTCAATACATGTTTATGGACGAACCCATGTGGTGGAAACCGATTGTACGTAGGTATGACAAGACATTTCCCAATGGCCGTCGCACGTTTTATAGGACGTTGGTAAACATCAAAGAGAATATTTCAATCGGTGATTTTATGAGCTGTATATCATAAAGTAGTAACTACCCTCGGGTGGTGGTGTTCTTTCGTCTACGCGTTCGTCGTTAATAAAATACCATTTAGCCTTTCTTCTTATATAAGTCATATAATGTCCATCATTTTGGATTCCAGTATGTAAAGCACACGCACTTAAATTATACACCGCATCGTTTAACACCAATTTATCAACGATTTTAATATGACTTTTGGTGTCAAATGATAGCATAAATATGGGCGGAAGTTTTGAAAAAAGCATACGTGTACTGGCTGCGTGGTACGTGTTTCCGTCTGTGTCCTGAAAATTTTCTAAAACGTTCCAGTCTATACTTTCTTCTAACATTTTGCCCATGTCGTTATTTCCTTTGTACGTCATTAAATGAATACTGAAATCTTCCTCTTTCATAGTCTTACCTTTGGGCCATATCGTCTCTTGTATTTTTTTACCGTAAAACCATTCTTTCACTATGGGCTGACTTCGCTCTAGTATATCGATTATACATAATATTGTTTCCTGCACATCATGCTGCTCATTGGTTCGGAAACGGGGGAATTCTTTCTGAAACGCAAATTGTAACCCGTTGAGATCGAGTGGTGTTTTATCGGCTGTCCAATATTTTTTCAATAATAATTGATAAATAATCGTAAACATACAGTTTCCATCGTATGGTTCTCGTAAAAAGTGTTTTGTTAGTAGTGGTATATTAAATAAGCATTGTATGGCAGTGTTGAAATAACATACAGTTCCTTCATTTACAAAACCACGCATGTTTATATTAATTCAAAGCATAACTTTAACTATATTCAACCTAAGTTGTTTAAAGAATAGAGGATTAGTACTTTTGATATGGACGTTCGAGCCGTGACCGAAACACTTTTCCCCACTATCCAACAATACAAGGATGAACAGCACGTAGAGATCGAATTTCGTTTTGGTAAGTTTAATGGCATCATGTTCGATACGAATGTCGGTAAACATACATTCGACGCGGTCATGAAAGGTTTGAATAAATACACTGGTTGGGAAAAGATGGTAGGGTCTGAACACGATGTGTTTTACCGTGATTCTGATAATGTACGTATATCGATTGATCAGGCGACGGGTGAGGAAGAAGTAGTTAAAAAGGACAGGGTTATAAACCACGATTTCAAGAGAATGTCCAATACTCCATTCGATATCCGTTATAGTGTATCAACCGAAACACCACTACCCGACATTGTTGACAGAGAGATGGACAAGAAGAAAACAAAGCAGCGAGTCTCGTATATTCGCAAGAACTTGTCAATCGATCTCACTATCATTACAGGTGACACACATGACATGGATGCCGAAGATCCCGTGACGTATCAGATTGAGTTTGAAATTATTGACGCTTCGCGTGTGAACACTAAGGACGATGTATTCAAACTCGTGCATAAAATTAACGATGTTTTTATTATGTTGAATACTACTAAATGATACCCATACTTCTATTCATTTTACTAATCATCATTCTGGCACAAAATTCGAGTGATGCTAAAGGTGATGAGGTGAGTATTTTAGGGTTCAAGACGAGGTATTTTCATATTTCCGACGGGGCGTCTAAGCGCATGTACGAAAATATGAAGAAAGATGGAATGACTGTAGATTCATTGAAAACGTTCATACAAATGGAGGACCGTTTTCTCGAATTGGAACACGTATCAACGTGTTCAGGGATATCCAAGCGGAGTGAGGGGTATGGACTCAGTGATAAGATAAAAGAAGCGTTCGAGTTATACGACTTTTCCTATCATGTTTCACACCTGAAACAAATGGCAGAGCCCCATAAGGTTATAAACCGAAATATAAGATGTTGAGTATATATAAGAGAGCTCGTCTATGCTTACCAGGTGTCATACGATAAACATTATCGAAAATAAATATGATCAACCCTCTATCGTTTAATTCTCTATTTTCTTCTATCCATTTACGCGCATCTTCCGCATCCATGAAATCATCCGTACACAAATATTCGCGTTCCAGCGTTCCCATACCAAATTCTATATCCGCGTCACGTTCCTTTCGTATATATGCACATATGATGTAATACACTGTATCAATCAGGGAACCATATATACGACAAGACCAATCAGGTAAATCACCGTCTATAAGTGTATCACCACGTTCCCACAGAAATCTCACAAACCGTTCGCGGGCGTCTTCCATTTGTTACATAGTTGCTCATATCTTTATAACTCTTCAACCTTAGTACCCTTCGGGAATTTTGTTTTTTTCTTTATAGGTGATGGTGTGTTGTTTTTGTTCATACCGGATTCAAGGTTCTTGGCGAAATTATTATTTAATGCGTTGAGCTTGTTATTTAAATTCTTTCGCCGCTGCATTTTCCACTCAGAGACAGTCTGACGTTTGATCGCGTTGACGCCCATCTTGAATGGCACACCCGCCTTGTTTTTCTTTATATTTGAGGCATTTATACGCTTTTTAAGTTCGGTCACATCCGAATTGAGAGACGGCATCACGTTCTTATAAGTGTTCAACCACTTCTTACCGTATAATTTTTCAATATCTTTCTTAATCCTAGTGTTTGTGAGACCTCGCGTTTCTAATACTTTCTTTTGCGTTTTGACTTTCTTATTGACGACTTTCGCAGCCTTTTCAGCCCTTTTGGTATTGGCTGGTAACGGTCTGGGGATGTTCAGTTTCTTACATATAGTATCAACTGTGTCACTGTCCGAAATAGGAACACCCTTCGTTATTGCGATGGGTATGAGTTGTTCCTTCGTATATGCCCCACATGGCTTATTCTTAACCGTGAATTTACCATAGACCTGATGCTTGATTTTGGTACATATATCGGGTTTGGTTGTTTTACCTGTTATATCGACAATTCCCAATTTTTCTGCTACGGCTACTAGTTTGGGGCGTGGTATCGTCGCGCATTTCTTTGAACCGATGCGCACACCATTTTTACCATTTTTAGAATTCTCTTTATTGAAATAACTCACCACATTTCCGGTATTCTTAGTGACTTTATTCTTGACTACACGCACCTTCTTCGCAGTCGGTTTAAAGTTTATATTTTTAAATTTGCTAATCAAACCCATAACATTCAACTCCTTCACAAGATCACTACCAACATTATACGCAGAATTCAAATCGCTCGTCGTTTTGGCGCCCATAATCTGTATTTTTCCCGATCTAAATAACTGAAACGTGAAATTCTTATGTTTCATACTTAAAGATGGGCGTAATTCTGGTTCGTATGAAGCGTTTCTAGAACGCGAAAAAGCTCGTGCTATACCAGATAAATCAAAAACACCGTTGCCTTGAAATGTCCCAACCAAAACAACGTACTTTATCGGGTTATAAAGAAATTTAGATGTAGGTGTATACGTGTCTACGATATATTTCCTAATCATCTCTGGATGCCTGATATTATTGTTTAAAATACCACCGGAAACCTGCATCTTTCCATTTTTATAAATCTTAACCATAAACTTACTCTCCAACCCATTTTCAAATATACGTCCATTAATCTCCGCCAAAAAATGAGCGTGTTTGTTCTTAGCATTAGCGCTAGGTTTTACTGTGAAAGTGTGTTTAGCACCTATGGCCATTCGTCCATACCGTAGTAATATACTACTCACTTCGATACCTAATGTGGAACCTGTTGTAATTGGTTTCCGTTTGTGTGGTTTTTTGTATAGTATGGAATTTACATCCACTGCGTAATTACCTTCTTTCGCAGTCTGATTTACCATCCCGTTAAATATAGAAAGTTGTAAAGGCGATATCCTCAATTGTGTAAAATTCGTGCCAGCTAACTTAGCACTCGAAATCGCACCGATTCTACTAGATATATTATTTCTCGGTAATCGCATAGCATTCGCCATTAACGAACCACGTTCCTGGTTAGTGAGGTAAGGTGCGCGTCGTATCATGTTCTGAGACGTGAGGGGTGTGTTAGAATTGGAATTCGAATTTTCAAATTCGTTAAATAAACCCATACATTACTCCGATATTTTAATCACTTCCGACGGACATTACAGGTTTCGCTGACATATCCGTGATGTCGAGTCCGAATATAAACTCAGTACCATTTTGTTCCATAGCAGGGAAAGTATCGTCGCAGCTCTGATACTTCATCGGTTCAGTGATTCGTTTAACTTTGATATCCCTGGTACCGAACGGACCTGCCCATATGTCTTGGTTCAGTGTCTTGTTCATTACACCGTGGAACTCTGAATATTTCTTTTTGAAGAATTTAAGGGGGCACTTCTTATCCTTATCAAATTCGATACACGGTTCGGATAGGAACGATTCGAGTGGGCTACAGGCTGTAGCTAACTGTCTCTGAATATCCATGAAATACTTTGGTACTACGTTCCACACATCCTTTTCGGGCCATTTTTGTCCGAACTCCAGGTACCCACGAACGCATTTCTGGAGAATTGCTGGAATTTCACGTTCTAATTTACTATCGAGTGTGGGATCTGCTTCTCTTACTTGTTTCGTGAAATCAACTGTAAGAACGCGACGTAAGATACTACCAGAATTATCACGCCAATTCGGTACTTCATTACCTCCTAGAATACCCGGAACAGTCCATTCGAAAGATTGCGCCTTCTCGTGCTTTACCGCGATCGACACATCTTCACCACTCACAATAGACTGAAACTCCGCCTGCTCGAGAGCTAGGTCACCTTTGATTTCTGGCGCGATGAACATGAACCCGTCCATGATCGCGGATAAACCAAATTTTCGCTCGACGTTGTTTGAAAGAGTCTTCACGTCTTCGGTACAATAAAACTTTCGGAACACTTTTGTGATGAGAGTCGATTTACCAGAACGTGCGACACCCTTCAAGAATGGAATGCACTGCCACTTATCAATCTCATTGACATCATAACACAATCGCCCACCGAGTGCGAAGATCCATTCACACACGTCTTTACTAAACTGTTGATATTTCAAAATAGAATCGAAAAACGGGGTTGGAATATCTCTCCAATCCACATCGCTATAGTCTTCAAACTCCATATCGAAATATTTACTGCTCACGATTGTTTGGTCGAGGTTTTTGAACTCATTCGACTCATACGTGTAAAAACTCGCGCGCCAGTGTGGATTGTCAATGGATGAATGTGCATCATCAAACTCTTTACCGATGAATATGCCATTCTTGAACGACCAAACATGACGATTCTTTTTAATTTCTGGAAATTGCATATCCTTGGTATTCTTCAGGTGTCGGATGAGATCTCCGTGTCCGGGGGCTCGAGCTGTTAAATTCTTCCATAGTTCGAACTGTACCTCCTTCTTAGCGACACCATAAACATATTCTTCGATTGTTTCTACTGGTTTCCATGCGCGGGTCATGGCACCTTCATTTGTCTTAATCTGAATACAACACTGCCCCTTGTATCGCCTGATTTGACGTCGGTACAAGTCTTTGAGAGTCTGTAATACAGCCTGTTGGAATGGGTTCAATTCTTCGATATTCGCGATAGTAGACATTCTGAAAATGGATGGATCGGTTTCGGGGTTAATTGGAACATATGTGGGGTTATTAATGCGTTCACTAATACGGGCATTACGGAATACGATTTGCCATGCGTCGTCAACTTGATCTATCAGGCGATTGATACGAACGGAAAGTTTCATATCGTTGTCGTCCTCTATATCCATCATGTTTAACGTATCAGACCGATGATATAGTTCGCATAGACGTTCATTCATACGTTTGACTTTAGATTCTACACGTGTAATATCAATAGATACAGGCAGGCCATCTTCGGTCAGTTCATCTTTTGTAAAAAAGTTTTCATATCCGATACGATACGATAAATAAATATCATCACGATTGTTAATTTTCCACATATCTTCCAGTTGAACAAGAAATTTCATGACATCGTCATGAGAAAAAGTCTGGATTTGGTTCGTCCACATGGCGCTGTTCGCATCGTCTCGATTTGCCGTCTCATCGATAAAATGTGTAACAGCGTCAGTCATTTTCTAATTATAGATTTCATTTTTTAAGCGGCGTTATTTCTTCTGGAGGACCGACAATAATTTCACCAGAATTTTATTTTGTATTTCCATCTGGTACCCTAGGTTCACAAGAGCGCTACATACGGTGTCGCCTTCAGTGGTTGACAATGTCGAACCAAGAATAGCTTCCATCGTAGGTTCGAAATTATCTTCATCTTCGTCTTCATATTCTGTCATGTCAATATCGGCGACATTCTCAGGCTGGCTACCTGTCTGAGACTCGCGATCAGTTTCGGTTTCGGATTCGTTTGTGTGTTCTGATATTTCGGAGTTGGACATTTTATGTAAGGTGAGGAAAAACGGTGCCGTGTTTTTCGCGGCTCAAAAAAAATGTTGGTATATAGTACAACAACTCACAATGGCCGGTGGTCTCATGCAACTCGTCGCTTATGGTGCCCAGGATGTCTACCTGACTGGCAACCCCAAGGTTACTTTCTTCCAGGCGGTCTACCGCCGCCACACCAACTTCGCGATGGAGAACATCGAGCAGACCGTCAACGGTACTGCCGCTAACTCCGGTCGCGTTTCCGTCACCGTCGCTCGTAACGGTGACCTCGTCGCTGACATGTACGTCGAGATGAAGGCTGCTACGCTCACCGCCGTTTCCGATGACGATGGTGCCCTCTCCAACGAGTGGGTCGCCGAGCGTGCGATCAAGGACGTTGAGCTCTCCATCGGTGGTCAGCGCATCGACAAGCACTACCAGAAGTGGTGGCGCCTGTACTCCGAGCTGTACCTCGACAGCGCTAAGAAGACTGCGTGGGGTAAGATGACCACTGGTTCCGTTGTCACGGCTTCCGGTGCGGACGGTCAGGAGTTCCTTCCCCTGATTTTCTTCTTCAACCGCAACCCCGGTCTCGCGCTTCCCCTCATTGCGCTGCAGTACCACGAGGTCCGCCTCGACTTCGACCTCTCGTCTGAGTTCGAGTCGTACATGGATTCTTCCAAGACCTTCAAGGTGTGGGCCAACTACATCTACCTTGACACCGAGGAGCGTCGTCGTTTCGCCCAGAAGGGTCACGAGTACCTCATCGAGCAGGTCCAGCACACCGGTTCCGATACTCTCGCCGCGGCTGAGCAGACCAAGCAGATCCGCCTGTCGTACAACCACCCCGTGAAGGAGCTCGTGTGGTGCGCCTCCGAGTCTGACCAGTCCAACTGTGCCCTGTGGAACTTCACTCAGGATGCGGATGCTGTTGTGTCCACTTCCATCGCGAACATTGACCTCGCTGGCTCCAAGACGGCTGTCGACATCGATGCCGGTAACGCTCCCAAGCTGCTGGCCGGTGCCGGTGCCACCGCGACTGCCTTCGATGAGGAGACCGTCGGTACCATCAAGACGATGAAGCTTGTGCTCAACGGTCAGGACCGCTTCAAGGAGCAGTCCGGTAAGTACTTCAACCAGGTGCAGTCCTTCAACCACCACTCCGGTACCCCCATGCCCGGTGTGTACTCGTACTCCTTCGCGCTCAAGCCCGAGGAGCACCAGCCTACCGGTACATGCAACTTCTCGCGCATCGATAACGCCCAGGTGTCGATCGTGACCGCGAAGGGTAACACTGCCCAGACCACGCTCAACATGTTCGCGGTCAACTACAACGTCCTCCGCATCCAGTCGGGTATGGGCGCTCTCGCGTTCTCCAACTAAGCATTTAGTCTTAGTTTTCTAAAAAAAATATTTGTATTTCAATTTTAAAATGCACAACCATGCTATTTAAAACTGAATTTGTTATTTGTTTATTTATTCAAAGCTGACCGAGCAGTCAAACGAATTACACCGTCCTCGTCCAATCATATCATACACGACTTCCCCATCGACGATCTCCTCTTCGATAAGTAATTCCTTGAGTTCCTCGAGTGTGT